AATAGCTCTTCCAAAGTCAATAATTTTGAATATTTTTCCAAAAGTAGGAACCTTGTAATATTTCTTTTTATAACAGTAATAAATGTATTTTTTATCTGTATTCACATACATGATATTATTTGTATGTAGATCATTATGAGTAAATGAAAATAACTCTTGATATGTAATCAACATCATAATAATTTGCATTAAACACGAAAACCATTCTTGCATTGACATTTCCGTTTTTAATATCAAGTTATCAAGAGTATTTTCACATTTTTCCATGCAAATGGCTTGTATAGGAAATTCTTGAAATGTTGCATTCACGCATTCTTCATCTTCACAAGAACTAGAATCGTCTTCTACGTTTTCATCATATTTTCCTCCACTTTCATCAGTCCATTCTGAACTAGTCTCCTCAATTCCATTTTCATCAGTGTGAGATGTTCTCGATGAATATGTAGATCCAGATTTTATTGTTGTACTTTTTTCTCCAGTTTCCAAAGTTTGTAAAAGTTCAGGGTGTTTCATAATGTCAACCAAATCTACAATTGTCGGTGCAGTACTATGGGGATGGTCCTCAAAAATATTTTCAAATATAGAATCATCAAAAGTGTCTACTAATGGAAGTTGAATATTTTCAGTTTCTTGAAAAATTTGTATAGGATTCAACTTTTTTTCAATAGTTTTTGTTTTTGAGTTATCATCTTCACTATCACTCTCAAAAACATAGTCATGTTCATCTACTTTGAATAAAATATTTACATTTTTTTTGAAAAATTCAGACTTGTTCAAACATTCCAAATCATCATAAACATTCATTACAAAATTCTTTTTAATAGATAGAAATGATCCATAATATTCTAGTCCGTGTATAAATTTTTTATCGTGAAGCAATTGATTTAACATGTATGTGAATAGACCATCTACGTAAGCAGAATTATTTACTTCTAATAATTTTGGATTACAGTCTTGAAAGGTTGAATTCAATTCAGGGAGAGAAAGTAATGACTTGTCGTCCATGTTGTATTTTCCAATCATGTATTTAAAAGGATCCAAAAGAGGGGCTTGTTTGAAAAAAATTTTCTTTGTTTTTGTTCTACCAGTTTCAGAATTCTTTAAATTACATTGATAAACATTTTTTTGAGTATTTTCTAAAACAGAACTAACATACCATTTATTGTTGAAATTTATGCCGTTGTAATTTGTTTCGTTGAGAGAGAAAAATTTTGTGTATATTGGAATATAATTTTGTGTTTTTGTAAAATCATCTTTTTCTAAAGACTTGAAAAGTTCTTGATTTTTTCTTTTTTGATAGTTTACTGTAATAGACATGTATGTTTACAAAAATAAGAAATATACATACCAGAACTCTTTTTTTATTTAAAATATACCGAATCCTCATGAAGTATTGTACAAGAATCTAAATAGCCTAGAGTTTATATCTCATCTTTTTAATGGCGTTTTTTGTACCACCACCCGTAATGATCAAATCTTTTTCTCAACACTTTTACCTTATAAGTTTTTGGAGTAGTCCCTATTAGTTTTGATTTCACAAAACCATATAATACTTGATATGGATCTTCTTTAAGATTCAAATCTTCATTTGGAATATATTGATACTTTGGCCCTTCTTTCACTCTTCCATGATCAAGCATAAAATAAGTATATTTTTTACCAACTGCGTACGGGTAAGGGACAAAACTATTTCCTACAGGAGAATAATATTTTTCAATGGTATCCCCATCTAATGTGGTAAATTCCCGTATTCCGTCTCCAATAAAAATATATTTTCCGGGTCCAGTTTCTAAAAGAACTGTATTTCCTCTCCACATACCCTTTTTTGCATAATCTGGAAACTTTAGATCATTGTCTCCTGCAAAAAGTTTTTTATACTTTGTGTCTAATAACTTTGTTGAAATATAATAGGCATCCTTTTCTTCATCATAGTCTTGTCCATATACTTCCACTCTATTACCATAGTCATATACAATATAAGGACTGTCACCATTATCTTTTATTGTGTATTTGTGTTTTGGTTTTTTTCCTGACAAATCTAGTACTACATTTTTGGAAAAAGTATCTTGTTCTGGAGTTGATATTTTTTTATTTTTTCTTGTTTTAGTTACTAATTTTGATGCTTTTTTGGTTCCTGTTTTAGATAAAACCCATTTATAAACACCATTCTTGTCAGCCTTTGATATATACGTTTGTCCATCATTTCCTTTCATCGTTTTTCCTTTACAGTCCATGGCAGAATACGCAGGAGAACTTCTGGATTTATACTTTTTTGTTTTTAGTTCTTTACAAGACATGTGATTTATATATTCGTAGATTTTTATTTTCAACATGCGTTCCCTTTTTACTAAATAATATTTAGCATTATAGTATACTATACCAGTTACTGCGAAAGAAAGAAATGACACTTGAGTTGAAAAGATTTGATATGAAGAGTATTAGTTTCAAACCAGGAGAGAGCAAAGGTCCTGTCATTGTTTTAATCGGACGTCGTGATACAGGAAAGAGTTTCTTGGTAAAAGACTTGCTTTATTATCATCAAGATATTCCTATTGGAACTGTAATTTCTGGAACGGAAGAAGGAAATGGTTTCTATAGTAAACTTGTACCCAAACTTTTTATTCATAATGAATACAATACTGCAATTGTTGAGAATATTTTAAAACGCCAACGAACAGTTTTGAAACAAATTAAAAAAGAAGTAGAAACCTTTAAAAAGACAACTATAGACCCACGAGCCTTTTTAATTTTAGATGATTGTCTTTTTGATGACGGTTGGGCGAGAGATAAAATGATGCGACTTCTTTTTTTAAATGGACGTCACTGGAAAATTATGTTAGTAATTACGATGCAGTATCCTTTAGGTATTCCTCCCATTCTTCGTACAAATATTGATTACGTATTTATTTTGAGAGAACCATACATTGCGAACAGGAAACGCATATACGATAACTTTGCAGGAATGTTTCCAACTTTTGAATCTTTTTGTCAAGTCATGGATCAATGTACCGAAAATTACGAGTGTTTAGTCATTAATAATAATGTAAAATCCAACAAGTTACAGGATCAAGTTTTTTGGTACAGAGCTGATGGACATAATGACTTCAAGTTGGGATCCAAAGAGTTTTGGGAGCTTTCAAAGAGTATGAATTCTGATGATGAAGATGAAAAATATGACCCGAATAATGCAAAGAAAAAGGGATCAGGTCCAAAAATAAGTGTAAAAAAAACAAAATGGTAGAATCGTTCATTTATTCATAGTACTTTTCTATATTTAACATAAATAAGGTAAAATGTCTTTAGAAGAAGATTTACACAATGGTCTTTCTCAAAATGTTTTGCTACAAGAAAACCCCATTTTATTTTCAGTGGGTCATAGATGTAGTAGTGCTTCTCTCATTAAAGAATTGCATATTCGGTTTGAAACACATCCATTTGATTGGGTGGTATCCAAGTTGAACACGATTGTTCATTGTATAGAAACCGATTTTAGTGAATTTTTGAACCCTGCCAATTATGAAAAAATGAATACAGAAACATTCAATTTATGTGACGGTGTTAAAACCCACATTTGTTACGAAAATCCTGTAATAAATACATTTTATGAAAAAGATGCAGGAGAGAACAAAAATGGAACATATGGCTTCAATTTAGCTATGACACATCATGATATTCGTACAGAAAAAGATGCAGCATATTTTGAAAGATGTGTTTCAAGATTCAAAAATATATTACAGTCAGATAATAAAAAATTTTACTTGTATATTCATCCAATTATGGGGGTTTCTCAATATAACGATGAAAATGTAGGATTACAAACCCAGTTTACTGCTTTTTCAGAATATATGAACGAAAAAACTAAAAATGCAAGAGGATTATATTTTTTCATTGTTAAAAATGAAGAGAGAAAAGGTGAAATAGATCTCTTGTTTCAAAATGATAGCTGTGTGATACACCTACTTTATGCAAATAATGCGTTGGTAGATGAGGGTGCTACTTTTGGAAACGATTATTATACTGAACAATATGTTTTATTAAACACAATTGAAAAATTAATATACTCTATTTGAATTGAGAGTACTATATAGATATAGTATAATAAGATGTGTTACATTTATACATCATATTATAAAAGATGAAAGATCAAAAATTATTTAATCCGTCTTCTTTTTACTGAACGGCCCACTAATAAGTTCACTTTGACCGTTGTCCGTCTTACCCACAACAATATTTTCACCCTCAAACAACTCACTACGAATATCCGCAGCAGAAATTACTTCATTTTCTTCTTTTCCAAAACGCAGATTCTGTTCTTGTGTATTTGCCAATCCAACACCAATTAAATTTCCTTCATCATCAATAGTTTGAGTCAATGTATTTCCTGATTTTTCAGCATTCTTAATGTTTTCTTCAATTGCCTTCTTTTTTGTTTCCTTGATCCTTTGCTCAAATGCTTGCTTTGCATTAGACTCATTTTTAACCTTTTCACTCATAAGTTGATTGAGTTCTTCTTCCATGTATTCCACACGACCAGTCTTGTATGCTTCAGGCTCCCACGGCATCCACATACCAACTGGACCAACATATACATCATGACTAGGATCAATTTCACGAAGCATTTTGCAACGTAGTTCGGCTTCTTCCATAGAAGGATATACCCCACGAATTTTTAATCCTCTAGTGTGTGTCTGAAAATTGATGGATGCGCCAAAAGATTTTTCAAGAGATTCTTCATTTTTATCTATAAATGTTTTATAGTCATCATAAAGGGTTGAATAATTAATACTATCTTTTTCTTCTTGCAAGAAATCTTTCAAGTCAACAATAACATCATCAAATGTAAGCTTATATTTAAAAGAAACAAAATTTAAAAATTGATGAAACTTTTCCATGCTTTTATTCAGTTCCCACTGTTTTAGGAATTCTTCAAAAAAGAAGACGCTTTTACTTTTAAGAATATTTTCCGGAGAAACAAAAGAAACACATACAAATTTTTGTCCAGCAATAGGCTTATCTTCTTCCAATAAATCAATATATTTTGTATTTTCTGTTCCATCTACATTCATTTTTCTTTCAAATCCCTTTTCAGTCATTTTGTATATTGATAGATTATGATGATTTTAAGCATTTTATTTGAATAATATATTTTTTTCTATGGAATTAATATAATGGCAGGTTCCATGTTTGACATGAGAGAAATGATTAACCGAATCATTAAATATTTTGTAGAAGGATTAATGGTTGCTTTTGCTGCATTTGCCATCCCTCAACGCTCACTTAATTTAGAAGAAATTGCAATGATTGCATTAACTGCTGCTGCTACATTTAGCATCCTAGATACTTATATTCCCAGCATGGGTGCAAATGCTCGTACTGGTGCTGGATTTGGAATAGGTGCCAATTTGGTAGGATTTCCTGGGGGTCTATAAGTAAATATATTCCATTAGAAAATTTTTTATTTTTATAAATAATTTTCTTTTTAGGTGATGAATATCTATTTTATTTTGAACTCTCCAACACTTATAATGTATTGATACAATTTTTCATATTCTGGACTTGTTTTGTCCTTGAAACTCATAAATACTTATAATAAAATTAGAAAAATACTCAAAAATCGTCCCATTTTAAATGTTCAAGGGTGTATATTTATAAAAAAATAAATATTTACTATCAAAATATTTATTTACATTGTGGGTATAAACTCCCAATCCAACTCTTCACAAATTTTTTTCCAAATATTATCCTGGTCTATTCTCTTCTCTCTATCTTTCAACATGGGAAAATGTTCCAAGTATTGTGTCTCTCCCAAGAGCTCGCACAACTTGTATGCTGTGTAATAATAATTCAAAAAGTTTACCCTATCATCTGGGCAAAATTTGGAATAAGGTGCTTGCAACTCCATAAAAAGATTAAACAATGTATCCTCAAACTCAACGCTCATTATTGGTGGTTTAATACCGAGTTTTTCTTTAATATACGGAATATGCTCATAATACTTGTTATAACTCAACTTTTTGAGTATTTCTTTTGTCTTGATATTTGTAATTTGTGAAATATCAATTCTCTCTTTTTTGATTTGCTGTTTAATATTTTCAATAACTTCTGGAGGTATTTGTGTTGTTTCTTTACCTTGAAATTGAGCAATAATTTCTTTAAAATGATTGATTCTTTTGTAAGCATAAAAACAGACTTCTTTAGGAGGTTCTTTGTAAGAAGGTTTTTCATTTTCCACCAAATATAATATATTTCTTGAACACGCGTTGCACAAAAGAACACCCTCATCTTCTAGCGGTATCAATTCCCCTTTTTTGCAATATGGACATATATTACTTGGTTGAATATATTGATTCACATCTAAAAAATTGTCATCCAAATTACTCAAATATTTTTGAACAATATTATTAGATTTAGAATCATTTGTAGCCAAGTCTTCTACTTTGATTTTGAAAAAATTATCCAATAATTTATTTTTACTTTGTGGGACAGTTTCTTTAGAAGAAATATTTTTTTTATTTTCAAAATATTCAAAAATATATTTGGAATTGTCCAAATAATATTCTTTTTTCTTACTTTGTAAATCTTTTATTTGTTTAGAAATATTTTCTATTTTATCTTTCATATCCAATTGTTCCTCTATTGTCAGTTTAGTCATGTTTTCTTTCAAATACTTTTTTGTTTTAGTTTTTTCAGACTTTAGTTCAGGTATTCTATCAGTTTCATCTTTTTCAAATTGATTTATATATTCTTTATGTTTTCCGTCTAATGTAACCGCGCTTTTTTTATTGACTTTTATTTTTTTGGCCGCTTTAGGCTTAAATGCCGGCATTCTATATTCTATAGGATAAAAAACTTGTTTAACTAATAATTATCATAAAAACATTTTTATTAAATATACAACAAGTTAAAAAAATAATATACTTTTCTTTTTCTTATATATCCTTTACTTTAACTCTTTATCACATGGAAATCAATTTGGATATGGATAACTTTGCAAATAAAAAAATTGATGGAATAAAATTTCAAAAAATGATACTTGTATTTAATGCACTTGAAAATGGATGGACTGTAAAGAAAAAAGACGAAGCTTTTATTTTTACTAAAAATCATGAAGGAAAAAAAGAAGTACTATTAGATACTTATTTGCAAAAATTTTTCAAAATAAATTTGGATATAAGTAAAATGATTGCATAGGGTTAACTCTATAAATTTATTGTATAGTCTTATTGCGCAATTTTATTTATTTTATAAGATGTCGCTTGATATTTCAAGATATAAAATAAATATATTTCATAACAAAAAAATATAAAAAGAATTGACGAATTATTGAATTAAATTCATTTTTAAAAATTTTTTTTCTTTAGCCATTGTATAAAATGGGAGGTGGTTTAATGCAACTCGTCGCCTATGGCGCCCAAGACGTCTACCTTACTGGTAACCCGCAAATTACTTTTTGGAAAGTAACATACCGTCGCTACACCAACTTTGCTATTGAGTCTATTGAGCAGACTTTCAACGGTCAAGCCGATTTCGGTCGCCGTGTGCAATGTACGATCAGCCGCAACGGTGATCTTGCCTACCGCACTTACCTCCAAGTGACTCTTCCCGAGATTAACCAGCTCATGTCTGGAAATGCCGGAGTCATTAACAATGCTGTCTACAACACGGGTGTCTATGCTCGTTGGTTAGATTTCCCTGGAGAGCAGCTTATTGCTCAAGTTGAAGTTGAGATTGGTGGCCAGCGCATTGATCGCCAATATGGTGATTGGATGCACATCTGGAACCAGCTCACCATGACCGCCGAGCAACAACGCGGCTACTTCAAGATGATTGGTAACACCACCCAGCTTACCTTCATCACGGATCCTTCCTTCTCCAGCGTGGATGGACCCTGTAACTCCACCGCCCCCCGCCAAGTGTGTGCCCCCCGCAATGCCCTCCCTGAAACCACCCTCTATGTGCCCCTTCAATTCTGGTTCTGCACCAACCCTGGCCTTGCTCTTCCTTTGATCGCTCTCCAGTACCACGAAGTGAAGATCAACCTTGATATCCGCCCCATTGATGAGTGCCTCTGGGCCGTCAC